TTCCTTATCCTTGGAAAGGTCTTAATTTAAAACTAGAAGGTCTTAGAGCCGGTGAGTTAGTTACACTTACTGGCGGCACGGGGTTAGGTAAGTCTAGTGTAACAAGAGAACTAGAACACTGGCTCATCAATAACACCAAAGATAACGTAGGGATACTAGCTCTTGAAGAAAACTGGGGTAGGACTGCGGAAGGTATATCTTCCATTGAAGCCAATGCTCCCTTGCATTTAGCTAAAGTAAAAGAAAAGTATACCGGAGAAGAACTAGACGGTTTCTTTAAGAAAGTTTTCATGGGTGAAAATGAGAAAAGAGTTTGCCTCCATGCCCACCACGGCGTTACTAATGTAGACGAGATATTTTCTAAGCTTAGATATATGATAATAGGATTAGATTGTAAGTGGATAATAGTAGATCACTTACATATGTTAGTTCTTTCTATGTTAGAAGGCGACGAGCGCAAAGCAATTGATGGATTAATGCACCGGCTTAGAACTTTGGTAGAAGAAACCAAGTGCGGTATGATTCTTGTCTCTCATCTAAAAAGGTTAGAAGGTAATAGAGGACATGAGAATGGAGTAGAAACAGGCATTTCACATCTCAGGGGCAGTCAAAGTATAGGTCAACTTAGTGATTGTGTTATATCTTTAGAGCGTAACCAACAGTCTGATGATCCTATTGAAGCATCTACAACTAAAGTAAGGGTGTTAAAGTCTAGGCATACTGGCGATGTTGGTGTGGCTACTAGACTTTTATATTGTTCTGCAACTGGTAGACTTCAAGAAATTGACCATCACGATATAGATGAGTTAGAGCTATGAATATATTATTTGATATAGAAGCTAATGGTTTAGAACCGACTGTAATTTTCTGCATCGTAGCTATGGATGTAGACACAAAAGAAATATATTCTTTTGACAACACTCAGATAAAAGAAGGCTGCGACTTTCTTTTAAAGTCTACTAAACTAATAGGTCATAACATATTAGGATATGACATACCAGCTATAGAATCTATAACTGGTATAAGCCTTTCATCTATTAAAGCCATAGATACTTTAGTATTATCTAGGCTGTTCCACCCTACTAGAGAAGGTGGTCACGGCTTGGAAAGTTGGGGCTATAGACTAGGCTTTAAAAAGGGAAGCTATGGTAGCTCAGAAGGAGCGTGGGATTTATACTCACCGGAGATGCTACAGTATTGTATTAATGATGTAGAGTTAAATGAGAAAGTTTACAATAGACTTAAAGCAGAAAGTAAAGGCTTTACTGGACAAGCTGTTCAACTTGAACATTCGGTAGCTAAAATTATAGATCAACAAAGACGCACAGGTTTTCTTCTTGACCAACAGAAATGTATGCTTCTTGTAGCTGAGTTACAAGAAAAATTAGAAAAAGTTCAGTCAGATGTACATGAAACTTTTAAACCTAAAATAATTAAAAATGTATTGCGTCCTAAATATACTAAGTCAGGATGTACCGCTAAGACAGCAGTTAACTCCGAAGGTAACGGTGTCCGTCTTACGGAAAAAGAATATGATGATATAAGAGAGCATGGTAAAGTTACTAGAACCACGGTAGTAGATTTTAATTTAGGTTCACGTAAACAAATAGGCGAGTACCTAGTAGAGTTTGGTTGGAAGCCTAAGAATCGTACACCTACTGGTCAACCCATAGTAGATGAAGGAACTTTAAATAAGGTTAAGAACATACCTGAAGCTGCTATGATTGCTAAGTATCTTATGCTTCAAAAAAGATTAGCTCAAGTTAAAAGTTGGCTTAAAGAAGTAGACGATACTACAGATAGAGTACATGGATATGTTAATCCTAATGGTGCTGTGACATCTAGAATGACCCACTCTCATCCTAACATGGCTCAAGTTCCAAGTAGCAAATCACCTTATGGCCCGGAGTGTCGGAGTTGTTGGACAGTACCTAAAGGATATAAGTTAGTAGGCATTGACGCTTCTGGTCTTGAACTTAGAATGTTAGCTCACGAAATGAACGACAAAGGATATACAAATGAAATACTTAATGGAGACATTCACACAGCTAATCAAAAACTTGCTGGACTTAAATCAAGAAATCAGGCAAAAACTTTCATATATGCCCTTAACTACGGAGCAGGAGATGCAAAGCTTGGGAGTGTGGTTGGAGGAAATAGAGAAGCAGGTAAAAAACTTAGAGAACGCTTCTTTAGTAGTCTCCCATCATTTAAATCTCTTAAAGATAGAGTATCGCGAGAAGCTTCAACAGGATATATTAAAGCATTAGATGGTCGTAAGCTTACTGTTAGGTCAGAACACGCCGCTTTAAACACTTTGCTTCAGGGTAACGGAGCTATTGTAATGAAACAAGCTTTGATTTATTTAAACGATAAGATAAAAGATAAAGGTATAGACGCTAAGTTTGTTGCTAACGTACATGATGAATGGCAGCTTGAAGTAAGAGAAGATCAAGCAGATGCTGTAGGGCGATTAGGTGTCCAAGCTTTACGAGAAACTACTTGTACCTTTAAACTTAACTGTCCTTTGGATGGCGAGTACAATGTAGGAGACAACTGGTATGAAACGCACTGATACTAGTAGGGTGGGTGACTTAGCAGAACACTATGCGATTACTTGGTTATGGGATAACGGCTATCAAGTATTTAAAAACTGTGGGTGTACCGGCCCTATAGATATGATTGCATTACATAGTGATGGAACAATTAAACTAATAGATGTTAAGTCTTACAAAGATTCTAGATTGTCGGGCAGAACAGACATACAAAAAGAATTAGGTGTACAATACCTACACTATAATTCAATCACTAGAAAACTTAGATTTGTGGAGCATAGAGAATGAAAACTTTAGATACTTTAGTGCCTGATATATACGAACACTTAGATAAATTATCTGAAGGTACGCCCCTTCCTATATCAGAAAGCGATATAGATAAAACTTTAGTGGGTATTAAAGATGCTCTTATGTCTTGGTCTGCTCCTGCTGTACGCAATAAAAATTTTACTGTTCGTATGTCTAACATAGGCAAGCCAGCTAAACAGTTATGGTATGAGAAACGTGACTCTAATTCCCGCACTGTCGCAGCTTCTACACAGATTAAATTTCTTTATGGTCATCTGTTAGAAGAGATAGTTCTTATGCTTGTTCGGATGACAGATCACAAAGTTACTGATGAACAGAAAGAAGTTAACCTTAATGGGATACTAGGTCACATGGACTGTAAGATAAATGGAGAAGTAGTAGATGTTAAGACTGCTTCTAACTTTGCCTTTAGAAAGTTTAGTCAAGGTAGTTTATCGGAAGACGATCCTTTTGGATACCTTAGTCAGTTAGCTGCTTATGAAGAAGCAGAGGGAACTAATAACGGTGGGTTCCTTGTTCTTAATAAAGAGTCAGGAGAGCTATGCTTATATCAACCAGATGACTTAGAAAAACCTAATGCTTCAAGTAAGATTAAATCTTTATTAACAGCTTTAGAAAAAGAAGAACCGCCGGGGTTTTGTTACTCCCCTGTACCTGATGGTAAGAAAGGCAACATGAAATTAGCTAAAGGCTGTACTTGGTGTAAGTATAAATTTGAATGCTTTAAAGATTCTAATGAAGGGTCAGGTCTTAAAAGTTATAAGTACGCTAACGGTGTAGTACATTTTACTAAGATAGAATCAAAGCCTAACGTACCGGAGATATTATGAATAATAAAAAAGTTAAACAAATTAAAACCCAAGTAAAATTTATTTTAGTTGAGTGGCTTCAATCTCTTTTACCCGAAGAAGAAGGGATAAAAATTAATACTTCTAATGTGTTAAAGTATATACCTAAAGATATGTATTACTCAGTTGCCACTACAAGATATCTAAGTGCTTATCATCCTAAATGGGTAAGCAATAAAATTAAAAAATTATTAAAGGTTTTCCCTGAATTGCCTATTCAATCAATAGATTTGGAGTTAATACAATGGCTACAGAAAAGTGGAACACCGCAGTAGATAATGAAAGTTTAATAGAATTAGAACCTTTATTAATTGCAATAGGAAGTTATTTATTTAATGGTGGTGAAGTAGAAAAAATAGATGTAGAATATTTAGAAGATTTAAGTTTGTTTATAAATGCAGAGATAGAAAAAAGAGGAGCAACAATACATTGACAAAAATTAGAAAGGGCTTCCGAAAGCCTAGAGTTAAACGCCCGGTTGAAAAAGATTTAACCAAAGGGTATGACTCTACTTTTGAGTATGAGTTACACACAACTATACTAGAAGGATGGAAGTTCCACCCTGATACTGTTGATTATATTGTTGAGCATAAATACCACCCTGATTTTGTAAAGATTATAAATGGCACGTTAATTCTGCTTGAAGCTAAAGGAAGGTTCTGGGACTACGCTGAGTTCAGTAAATACATTTGGATTAAGAAAGCACTCCCCAAGAATAAAGAGTTAGTGTTTTTGTTTGCTAACCCTAGCGCCCCTATGCCTCAAGCTAAAAGACGTAAGGATGGTACTAAAAGAAGCCACGGAGAGTGGGCAACCGCTAACGGTTTTAGATGGTATAGCCG